CTTGCTTCAGACTACATGTTTGTTCAACGGAAATATTATAAAAACAGCCCTTTAATATACCCTTCTAATACTAACTTACCTAAGCCATTAGATATATGGTATGACAAGCCACTTTATGGGAAGGTGGATACTAAAAAAAGATTTGCTTATCCTAATCCAGCTTCTTTAAAAAAAATACATAAGGGTTTATCTACTATTAATTTTGTTGCTGATGCATATGCTGACTTTGCTGCCTTTGTTGACACAGCTTCTAAAGCTTTACGCACGTGCATGACTTCTATCATTGACGTTAAAAAACCAGTGAAGGCATATGAAAATCTTCCTTTGCTTTATTATGATTATTTTATTAATATAGTTGACCAGGGATTTTTGAATACTTTTTTAACTTCGAAGCAAAAAAATAATATAGCTAGTTTTGAGGATTATATACACCAGTATCTTGCTTACGTCCAAATTAACACAGTATTACCGCATACTTTAATTGCTTATTTGAGTTCCAATAGAGTGAGTAACAGGATTAGCGGAATGATAATTGAATTTTCTAGAGACCCCTACGATCAGGATAATCTTAAATGGCAAAAGTATTTATCAAGTGACTTTTTTCCTGATTATGCGCGTATTGCTGCTAATTTTGGTTTTTATATTAATAAAAATATCCCATGGGCAATTGCTGCTAATTTAAACGCCAAGGGTATGAAAAAATACATGAACCAGTATGGCGTGTCCAACGCTAAACAAAGCTTTAATACTAATTTTTTACAAGCAGAATACATTAGCTATGTATCGTTTAAAAAATATATGTTTGCATCCTACAATTCTTTTATAACTTTTCAACCTGCAGTTGAAGTATTAGATATACGAAATTGTATTAAAAGCAATACAGTTGATTCAACTTATACAACTAAACGTTTTGTGATTCCGCGACCTACCGAGTTTGATAAATTTACCCACAACACGTATCTAGAGTTTGTGGGGATTTATCCGGATAAGTATTTTTTGCAAAAGTACTTGCAGGTACGCTTATTAGAGACTGATATACAATTATCTAAAAAACGCTATGAAAACTTAGTTAATATTCTTTTAGATAAGCTTAATAAAATTGGTTTATATGCTACAATAATGTTCTTAGGGGATTTTTTGATTACTTATCATCCTTCTACTAAAAACAGTTGACATCTAAAAAGATATCTACTAATATAATAACTAATAATGTAGGCGGTACCACGACGGGTGACGCCACGACGGGATATTAATGATATTTCAGACTTTTGATGACAAACAAGAGTGTTTTTTAATTTACAAAGAAGAAGGGTTCCATAAGAACTTAACTCCATCATGCACTCAAACATGGTCATATGCCACATATATGAAAGACCGCGATGACATTGAATACGCTCAATTGTATGCTCTGGGCGCCGATTTGGATGACTTATGCCCAGCTTCTATAAAAGGCAAATGGCAGCGAATTCAAAAAAGAATAAAAGCTGTAATTAAGTCGGTTTACGAGGTAGGTCTAGATTTAGATAGTCACTGCATATACGATATGATGCCTCGCTGCATTCTTAAAGACTGGGCAAACACAAAAACTGAAATATGTAAAGAAGTATTTATAAATTATAAAAAACCAGCCCATTATAATCAATTACTAAAGATTAATAAAGTTATTGCCGATATTAAACAGAGAAGATTAAACATTGATCCTTCTCAAATATCTAGACTTACACTTCAAGATAGAAATACTTATAAACTTATTACACAAAATAAGCCTTTTATTGATTATGACATGGCTAAAACCGTAACAGGTCGCTTAAGCACCAAGAAAGGGTCTTTTCCAGTCATGACCTTGGCAAAGAAATACAGAGGAGTACTGACTCCTACTAATCATTGGTTATATGAGCTAGATTTTAATGCATGTGAGCTAAGAGCTGCGCTAGCGTTGCTGGGAAATCAACAGCCACCAGAAGATCTTCATGAGTGGAACCTTTCCCATGTGTTTACTAGGGCAAAAGATCGTGATAATGCTAAAAAAAGAGTATTCTCTTGGCTTTATAACCCTCATAGCAAGGATGATAAGATTAATAAGATTTACGACCGAAATAAACTCAAAACTTTGTATTTTAAGGATAATAAAGTTATAACTCCTTTTGGTCGCGAAATAGAATGTGATGATGACCATGCTGTTAATTATTTAGTGCAGTCCACTGCGGCAGATATGGTCTTTGAGCAAATGTATAAGGTTTGGAAACTTCTAGAAGGTAAAAAAAGCTTTATTAAGTTTTGCAACCATGATTCTCTAATGATTGACTTACATATGGACGATCAGTTTGAGATTAATAAGATTAAAAAACTATTTAGTGCGACACGATTTGGAGATTTTCGTGTTAATTGCCTAGGCGGCAAAAATTGGGCAGAAATGAAGCGCTTAATGATTAAATAACTATTTATAGAGAGAGGACCAATTATGAAACTTACTAAAGCATATTTAAAGCAATTGATAAGAGAAGAAAGAGAGAAAATGACGTCGCACGAAAAAACCACCCCAGCTGCGACACAAGAAGAAAATCCCAATTTGCAGGATTTAAAACAGAAATTGCTTGATTTGACAAAAAATCTAGCTGGCATCCAAATGAACGAAATAGATATGATTAATTTGTTTGTTGAATTAATTGATTTAGCAAAACGCGAAAATATCAATTCACAAGAATTACGCAGGAAACTCGGCTTTGTTAAGCAAGTCGCGCAAAAAATATCCAAATGAGTCCAAATGAGTGAGATGAAACTAATAATGGAAGGTTGGCGAAATTATAATGCTGATCAAGAAGAAGCAAAAGAGGCTCAGCAATTAGTTGAAGAATTCTGGCGAGGAGATTATTGTTCAGGCGAGCTTATTTTAGAAAATGAAATTAAACTTTTAGAAGAGGGCGTAAGCCAATTTTTTAGAGACGCCTACACCTCAGTAAAATCTAAAATAGATCAATTTAAAAACTGGAGTGAGCAAAAACTCATGAGTTTTGTTGAGTCAGGGTTAGAAAAACTTAATTCTTTTTTAACAAAAATGCGAAATATTGCAAAGGAAACAAAAAATCAAGTATTGTTAAAATTATTCCCTAAATATGGCACAAGAGAAAAACAAGATATTGTAAAAGTCTTAATGATGCCAAAGTATCTGAGGATAGGAGCCGCCATAATAACGACTTTTTTGCAAAAAGCAGCAAAATTTGGAATTAGTGCTTTATTGGATACACTCACCGCCGGCACCGGCACTGCAGCAAAAATAAGTACTTTTATCAAAGACAATATAGAAAAAATAAAGCTTTTTGTCGATGGTGTGATGAACGCGCTAGATCCAAATGGGATTTTAGACATGATTGAACAATTTGATATTATGAAGGATGCTAAGGAATTAATCGATCAATTCAAAGCAGATCTCCAAGGACGTCGAAATCCACTCACATCAACAGAGGCATAAATGCACACCGTAATAGGATTAGGTCAAGCAGGCTGCAATATTGCTGACCAATTAAAACAATACCCACAATATAAAATAATAAAAATTGATACCGGTCTAAGAAAGACCAAGACTTCTTTTGGTCTGAAGCACCAGGCATCCCCAGAACTGTATGAAGAAAAACTACCGCGAGGTATGATTAAATTTTTACAGGAGGAGGTGATGCCTGAAACTTTATTTATCACCAGTTGTGGCATGGTGTCTGGTGCTTCCCTTTCAATATTAGAAAAAATCAAGGACAAGACTGACGTCACAGTTATGTATGTTGTTCCTAAAGCCGAGGAAATCGCAGGAGATAAAAAATTACAAAACAACTTGCTTTTCAACGTTTTTCAGCAATATGCGCGTTCAAATTTACTTAAGCGTGTTTATTTGCTTGACAATCAAAATATAGCTGATATAATGGGACCAGTTCCAATAATGAAATATTGGGATACGTTAAACAACTTGATTGCTTATACATACCATATGATTAATGTTTTTGAACATACAAAGCCTATGCTCACCACCGTAACAAATCGTATTGATACAGCGCGCGTAAGCACGATTGGTCTATTGGATGTAGAAAACAATGAAGAAAAAATGTTTTTTTCTCTTGACATTCCTAGAGAAAAAAATTACTATTATGGAGTTCCAAAAAAACAATTGGAAGAAGATGAAAATTTAATGGAGACTATACAAAACAATGTAAAAAACATAAAAGAACATGATAAAATGAAAACAACTTATTCGGTTTATTCAACCGATTATGATAAGCTTTATGCTTACTGTGAGAAAAGCAGTACTTTGATACAAAAACTAGCGTCTTGAGAGATTTGTCAAGGCGACTTTAACCAAAATAAAACAAGGAGAAATAATTATTATGGCTATTGATATGAATAAAATGCGTGCTCGCCAAACAGCACTCAAAAACAAGGGTGGAGAGAAAAACCAGTTCTGGCGTCCTCAAGAGGGCGAGCAGACTGTTCGTATTGTCACTCCGTCTGATGGAGATCCCTTTAAGGATTTCTGGTTCCACTACGAAGTGGGCGAGGAGAGGGGTTTCCTTTCACCCAAGCGTAATTTTGGAGAGGACTGTCCTCTCGATAACTACGTGCGTGCCTTGTGGAAAGAGGGTTCTGAAGAGTCGAAGCGTATGGCGCGGAAGCTCGGAGCGCGTCAGCGTTTCTTCGCTCCCGTGGTTGTACGTGGTGAAGAGGACCAGGGCGTAAAGGTGTGGGGCTTCGGCAAGCGCGCTTATGAAACGTTGCTTGGGCTTGTGCTAAATCCAGAGTATGGGGATGTAACAGACCCCGAAAGCGGAACGGACTTGGTTGTTACTTATACTAAGCCCGCAGGCGCCTCCTTCCCAGAGACGAAGATTACTCCTCGTCGTAAGTCTTCACCGCTTCATAAGGATAGCGCAAAAGCTGCAGAGCTTATGAGCAATGTGCCTGATTTTGATGAGGTCTTCTCAACTTCTCGTAAAACTTCGCAGGAGGTTCAGGATATTCTTGACCGATTCTTGAAGTCTTCAGATGAAGTTGAGCCGGAAGTTACTAACATTTCTGGTGGTTCACAAGTCGACAAGGCTTTTTCTGAACTTCTAGGTTAGTTCTCTGACCGCAGGGAGGCACGGGTTTACAGGTGCCTCAACTCATCAACACACACACAAGGAGAAAAAAATGAGTGATTCAAATAAAAGCGGATATGAACTCCGCACCGATTTGCTAGGAATGGCAATTGGAATTGTAGAGAGTAAGGGTGCTCGCGAATTTGATAATGAGCACCTTAAGCCAGAGGGGCAGAGATCAGCTGTTCAACCTTATACTACTGAAGATGTTATTGCTGAGGCTATGAAGCTTTATGCTTTTGTGCAGACCAAGTACGCCCTCGACAGCGACGGCGAGCTGTATCCCATAGACTAGTGCCATACCGCAGGGAGGCATGGGTTTACAGATGCCTCAACTTTAACCAACAAGGAGGAAAATTAGGTGCTAGTTAAAGCTGTTGAATGTGGAGAGTGTAAAAACATAGTTTATTCTAGAACGAAAGATGACGTAAGACAGTGCACGTGCGGAAGAATAATTGTTTCAGGAGGGCTGAAGCATTTTAATTACGAAGCATTAAGTGAAGTATCCTACAAAGTGAAGAAAATAGAAGTTAGATTGACGCCTGATCTACTTTATGATGATTGGTATGAGTCTATAGATGATTTTGGTTTAATTTGTCCAGAAGTGAACGAAGATACACCAACAAACTCAGTATATGTTGCTTAACTAAAAAGGAGAAGAAAGTGAGCGAAAATATCTATAAGAAAGGTGAAGAGAATTTTTTGAAGAACATTAAGAAAATAGCC